TAGACAGTGGAATATTAAGAACGCAATCGCTTGGCGTAAGTTTGTAGATGGTGCGATTTAGTGACATCAATCTCTAAGAAAAATGAGGTTTTTCTAAGGGTAGAGACTGAACCATCTGTTGCAAGGATGTTATCAGATTACTTTACCTTTGAAGTGCCAGGCGCTAGATTTATGCCTGCATATAGAAATAGGATTTGGGATGGAAAGATAAGACTTTTTTCTCCAGCCAATGGAGAATTGTATATTGGACTATTACCCTACCTAACAAAATATCTAGATGATTTTGAAGAAGATTATACTATAAGTGAGGACTTACAAGATGAAAAACAAATCGACAGACAGATATTGGATGGATTCATACGCAGCCTTAGACTTCGATCCAATGGAAGAGGAATTAAACCTCGTGACTATCAAGTGGCTGCAGTGGAGTACGCAATTAGAAAACATCGTGCTTTACTCCTTAGCCCTACTGCTTCGGGCAAATCTTTAATAATCTACATTCTGATACGATATTATGATATGTTGTTATCAGAGACAGAACAAGATAAGATACTAATACTTGTTCCCACAACATCTTTGGTTGAACAGATGCATTCTGACTTTATTGATTATGGATGGTTAGAAGCATATATGCAAAAAGTATATAGTGGGTATGATAGAAAAGTAGAAAAGAAACTTGTAATATCCACATGGCAATCTTTGTATAAAATGCCCAAGAGTTACTTTGAACAATTCGGTTGTGTAATTGGTGACGAGGCCCATTTATTTAAATCAAAATCCTTAACATCTATTCTAACTAAACTACATTTATGTAAGTATCGTTTTGGATTGACAGGTACACTAGACGGTATGCAAACCCATCGACTTGTATTAGAAGGCCTGTTCGGCAGTCTAAATAAAGTTATTACCACAAAAGAACTAATTGACAAGAAAACTCTTGCAGATTTTTCAATTAAAGCATTAGTTTTATCTTACCCAGAAAATGAATGCAAGTTAGTGAAAGATATGAACTATCAAGATGAGGTAGATTATATTGTACGTCACACAGAAAGAAATAAATTTATTTTGGGGTTGACAAAGACAATAAAAGGTAATACATTAGTACTATTTCAATTTGTAGAGAAACACGGTTCTGTTCTATATGATATGATGAAAGACTTAGATAGAAAAGTTTTCTATGTGCATGGTGGAACAGATACCCAAACAAGGGAAGATATTCGTGCGATTACTGAGAAAGAAAATAATGCGATTATTGTTGCATCCTATGGTACTTTTTCTACTGGCATTAATATTCGTAATCTTCACAACATCGTGTTCTCTTCTCCCTCAAAGTCTCGTATCAGAGTTTTGCAGTCAATCGGAAGAGGGTTGCGAGTTGGAGATACTAAAGATACCGCTACCCTATTCGACATAAGTGATGACTTTACCCACAAGTCAAAGCGTAATTTTACATTGAATCACTTTTTAGAAAGAATAAATATATACAATGAAGAGCAGTTTGATTATGAAATCAAAAGGATAAAAATGAAATGATTCACGATACAAAAATATTAAAATTATCAAGTGGTGAGGAAATCATATGCAAGGTGGTTCACCAACCAGAGAATGATTATATGAGTCTTGTGCAACCAATGAAATTAAATTCTTATCCAAAGGCTACTAAGCATGGACTTGAAGAAGCACTATCTCTACAAAGGTGGATTCATTTTGCAGAAACAGATACCTTTGATGTTGCAAAATCTCAAGTTCTGGTATTAACAGAAGCCTCTCTAGGCTTAGTAAAATTTTATGAGTACTGTGTTAAGAAAGCAAAGTGGGAAGAAGATGAAGTTCTAGCCCCATCCAATCAAGAGTTAAATGATATTGAAAATGAAGAAATGTGGGAAGAGTTTGGTGAACCTGACTATAATACTATACATTAGATCTATCTATTCTCAAACCCAGCATAGCTGTTATACCAAGTTGTCAAGGGCTTGTCAATAACTTTTTGAAATTAAATGAATATTAATTTATCTATTGACAATTGAATCAAGATATAGTATTATGTATCTAGTAATCGCATAAAAGCGATAAATTATGTGGAGTTATTATGGCTAAAAGAAAAACAGGAGTGCATTATGTAAACAATGCACAATTCCTAGAAGCAATGAAAGAATGGAAGGATCGTTGCAAAGAAGCTGAGGAACTAGGTGAACCACAACCACCAGTGACTAACTATATTGGTGAATGCTTCTTAAAAATTGCAAACCATCTTTCTTACAGACCAAATTTTATTAATTATACCTATAGAGATGAAATGATTTCAGACGGTATTGAGAATTGTCTACAATACTGTGGCAACTTCAATCCAGAGAAATCAAACAATCCATTTGCGTATTTTACACAGATTATCTATTACGCATTCATTCGTAGAATTCAAAAAGAAAAGAAACAACAACACATTCGTCACAAAGTGATTGAGAATATGAATGTTGATATTCTTGCAGTTGGTGAGGATATGGAACAGGCACAGTTTGTGGAGTATCTACAGAAGAACTTCCTACCAGCCGAAGATGTTTATAAACCTAAGAAGAAAAAGAAAACTGAACCTAAAGGACTAGAGAAATTTTACGATGAAGATAGCGCTGATAACTGATACCCACTTTGGCGCTCGCAATGATAATCTAGCATTCAACGAATACTTCTACAAGTTTTGGGAGAATACTTTCTTCCCTTATCTTGACGAACATAAGATTGATACGATTATCCATCTTGGTGATTTGATGGACAGACGTAAGTTTGTATCCTATAAAATTGCAAAAGATTTGCGTGAGCGTTTTATCCTTCCTATTGTATCTAGAGGAATCAAGATGCACGTTATGGCAGGAAACCATGATACCTATTATAAGAACACCAATGAGATTAACTCTCTCTACGAACTACTAGGTGGGCCAGGAGAAGAAAAATATTCTGGTATTGAATGTTATGATGGCCCATGTACCCAAGAGTTTGATGGAACAGGGATTCACTTTATGCCGTGGATTTGTTCTGATAACTACGAGCGTTCTATGAGAAGTATTCAATCAACCTATGCACAAGTTTGTATGGGGCATTTTGAAATCAATGGATTTGAAATGCATAAAGGACACTTCTCAGAAAACGGTTACGATAAGAAGTTTCTAAATAAGTTCGATACTGTGTTCTCTGGACACTTCCATAAGAAGTCTGATGATGGCCATGTATATTATCTTGGTAACACATACCAGATGACTTGGAGTGATGATGGTTGTCAGAAAGGTTTCCATATCTTTGACACCAACACCAGAGAATTAGAACGTATCGTCAATCCTTACACTATATTTGAAAAAGTATATTATGATGATACTACTACAAATTATAATGACTTTGACATCTTGACATTAAGAGATAAGTTTGTTAAAATAGTAGTAGTAAATAAAAAAGACTTGTATCAATTCGATAGATTCATTGATAAAGTCCTTGGTGAATCTGGAGCCCATGAGGTAAAGATTGTAGAGGACTTCAGTGATTTAGATGCATCGAATGTTGATGATGCAATCATTGAGAATGCAGAGGACACTATGACTCTGTTAGAGCGCTACATTGATGAACTTGATGTAGATTTGAATAAGAAAAGATTGACTAGTATGATGAAGTCACTTTATGTAGAAGCGAGCGACTTGGAACTTTGATTACATTTAATAAAGTACGGTGGAAGAACTTTCTATCCACTGGAAATCAATTCACTGAAATACAGTTGGACTATGCTCCAACTACGTTAATTATTGGGGAAAACGGAGCCGGTAAATCTACTATTCTGGATGCGCTTTGTTTTGTCCTGTTCAATAAGCCTTTTCGTAATATCTCAAAATCACAACTTGTGAACTCTGTTAATGGTAATGGCACTATTGTTGAAGTAGAGTTTAATGTGAACAATAAAGATGTGAAGGTTGTTCGTGGTATCAAACCAAACAAGTTTGAAGTTTGGATTGGTGGTACTATGATAAACCAAGACGCAAATGCAAGGGATTATCAGAAACATCTAGAACAACAAATCTTAGGATTGAACTATCGTTCTTTCACACAGGTTGTTATTCTTGGTTCATCTACCTTTGTTCCTTTCATGCAGTTGTCTACAAAGGCTCGCCGTGAGGTTGTCGAGGATATCCTAGATATCAAGATTTTCTCACTGATGAACTTTCTTCTCAAGAACAAGAATAAGTCTCTTGCAGAGGATATTCGTGATGTTCAGTATAACTTTGACTTGACAAAAGAAAAGGTTACACTACAAGAAAAGTTTATTAAAGAAGTTGTAAACAATAAGTCTGCTATTATTGCAGAGAACCAACAGAAGTTATGGGATAATAAAAGCACTATTGACTTCAGAAGAGATGATGTGAAAGCATTAGAGATTGATAACGAAAATCTATCTTATGATGCAGAAGAGAAAGCAAAACTAGAACAGAAACTAAAGAAACTAACTCAAACAGAAGCAGCCCTTCAGAACAGGAAATCTGAGCATGACCGTCAAATCAAATTTTTCAAGGACAACGATGAATGCCCGTCTTGCGAACAGCCGATTACAGAATCAACTAAGCAGACGCAGATTGAATCCAGAACCACAAAAATCGGAGACATCGAAAACGGTATCGCAGATTTACAAAGAATGGAATCAGAAGAACAAGACAGACTCCAATCAATCTTAGTAGACTTAGAAACTATTCGTAAGAATGATGTTGAGAGGGCCAAAATACTTTCCTCTATTGCAGAGTTGGAAAAGTTCAATGCAAAACTAGAAAAAGATATTGAGGCATATCAAAACGGTTCTGTGTCAGAAGAAGATAAGATAAAACTTGCAGAACTAAAAGGACAGATAAAGTCGATTGAAGAACAAAAGACTAAGTTGAATGAAGATAAGTTTTACATTGATGTTGCTCGTAATCTTTTACAAGACAGTGGCATCAAGACAAAGATTGTAAAACAGTATCTACCAATTATGAATAAGTTGGTAAACACATATCTATCATCTATGGATTTCTTTGTTAACTTTAATATTGATGAGAACTTCAATGAAACAATCAAGTCACGTTTCAGAGATGAGTTCTCTTATGCATCATTCTCAGAAGGTGAGAAGATGCGAATTGATTTGGCACTTCTATTTACATGGAGAGCCATTGCAAAGATGAAAAACTCTACGAATACGAATCTACTAATACTAGATGAGATATTTGATTCATCTTTGGATAACACTGGTACTGATGATTTTCTAAAGATTTTGAATACATTTGACCAACAGAATGTATTTGTCATATCACACAAACAGGATATGTTGTTTGATAAGTTTAGAAACATTATTCAGTTTAAGAAAGAGAAAAACTTTAGTAGGATGGTATAATGGATCAAAGTGAACGGTTTAAAGAATTACTAGAAGAAATGAAAAAGACACACGATGCAAAGCGTCACGACTATGCAAGTGTGGAAGATGTGTTTGCAAACTTTAGAACCTGTGAGATGGGTGGTATCCCAGCATGGAAGGGATGTTGTGTTCGACTAGGAGACAAGTTCAGCCGTATTATGGGTTTTGCAAAGAAAGAACTACTTGAGGTTAAAGATGAGAGTATCAAGGATACACTTATTGACATGGCCAATTATGCTTTGATAGCATTAATTCTTTATGAGGAATATAAGGATGGGAAAAAGAAGTGATTTTGAGAGGGTGGAAAGAGATTTCTACCCTACTCCTATAGAGGCAGTAAGGCCTCTTGTTCCCCACTTACCAAAGACAGGATTGTTTGCAGAACCTTGTGCCGGTGACGGTAGACTGATTCGACACATAGAACAACTGACAAAACTGTTAGGGTACTGGATGACTGACATAGAACCTATGGCAGACTTTGTTGGTGATGGTGATGCAATGACTGATAAGATTGTAGGATGTGATGTTTGCATAACAAACCCACCTTGGAATCGTAAGATACTACACCCCCTTATCGTAAATCTATCTGACCAGTTACCAACTTGGTTACTCTTTGATGCAGATTGGATGCATACGAAACAAAGTATAGAATTCATGCCTAGGTTGAGGAAGGTAGTCAGCATCGGCCGTGTGAAGTGGATAGAAGGTAGTAAGAGTACAGGTAAGGACAATTGTTGTTGGTATCTGTTCGATAAACCAGATGGTGAATGGCCAACACAATTTTTTGGAAGAAACTGAAAAAAAGTTATAAAAACATCTTGACTTTTGTTATAAGAACGTATATACTGTATAAGTAAAGTGAGAAAACAAAGTCGTTAGGAGACAAATATTATGGCACATGAACTTGAAATCGTAAACGGAAACGCACAAATGGCATACGTTGGTGACGTTCCTTGGCATGGACTTGGTACTAAGGTAGAGGCTGACCTCACACCTGGCCAGTTCCAAAAAGTTGCTGGACTTGATTGGGAAGTAACTAAAGAAAAACTTGTTACCCCACAAGGTGCAATCGTGAAGAACAAGGAAGCACTTGTTCGTACATCAGACAACTCAGTACTTGATGTTGTTGGTACTGGTTGGAATCCAGTACAGAACTCAGAAGCATTTGAGTTTTTCCACGACTATGTAATGGCTGGTGACATGGAGATGCACACTGCTGGTTCATTGAAAAATGGACAACTTGTGTGGGCTCTTGCAAAAACCAAAGAATCATTTGAATTGTTCAATGGTGATTTGACAGAGAACTACTTCCTGTTCACTAACCCTCACCAGTTTGGTAAGGCACTAAACATTCGTATGACACCAATTCGTGTCGTATGTAACAACACTCTCACATTGTCTCTGTCACAAGACACTGACAAGATGGTTACTGTAAATCACCGTAAGGCATTCGATGCCGCTGAGGTGAAAGAGCAGATGGGTATCGCTCGTGAGAAAATGGAGCAATATAAGTCAATGGCTCAGTTCCTTGGTAGTAAACCTGCTACTGGCGATAATGTCATTCAGTACTTCAATGAAGTATTTGGCGCTCCAGCAAAAGAGAAGGTAGATGGTGTTATGCCTTATACTTCTCGTAACGCCAAGACTGCAATGGAAAACTTGCAGACACAGCCAGGTGCAAACTTTGCCGAAGGTTCTTGGTGGCAGGCATTTAACTCTGTAACATACATGACTGACCACTTACAGGGTCGTGAAGGTGACTCACGTTTGCAGTCTGCATGGTATGGACGTAACCGTAAGGTTAAACTAAATGCCCTAGATAAAGCTCTAGAGTACGCTGAGGCTGCATAAGTCTTATATATAATACAGGGTGCTGTTCGTAAGTCGCCCTGTACGTCACATAATATGCTTACTCTGTGACGCAAATCACGGTTTTGGTAGTTTCCGCCCAAAAAACTACCATTATAAATAAATGTGATACGCCATATTATATGGGTATTACACTGTATCTTGCTTAATAAAGGAGATTAAATATGGTAAATACAGCCTTTACACTAGATCCGTCAAGGATCAATACTTACTCTATCGGTTTCGATAGAATGTTTGACAGTCTGATGGGGAATCATCCTAATCAAACTAGTCCTTCAAGTTACCCCCCTTACAACATCGTAAAACACGATGATGATAAGTTCACCATTGAGATTGCCGTTGCTGGTTTCTCAAAGGATGAGATTGAGATTGAATTCAGAGAGAATGTTCTCAAGATTGAATCTAAGTCTCGACCAGAGGGTGATGATGAAAAGGAGTACTTATACAAAGGTATTTCAAACAAACGATTTAAAAAAGCATTTACACTGTCAGATGACGTAGTTGTAAATGGTGCTGATATGAAAGATGGTATTCTTAAAATCGACATGGAAAGAATTATTCCAGATGAAAAGAAGCCACGTTCAATCAAAATCAAGTAAGTAAAGTGAAGGTGCCTCTTGACAGGGGCACCTTTTTATGTTATAGTATGATTAATTGAAATTGAGGATTCGTAATGTTTAAGAAAAAAGATGAACCTGTAGTCGCTGAAAAGCGAATTGACTACAAATACTCAGAGGATAGAATCCTCAAAGAAATGACAGAGTATATAGATAAAACCTATAACGCTCACTATTCCCACAACAAATTTCAAGCAACAGAATTCATCATGGACAGTGGCCATGGAGAAGGTTTCTGTATCGGTAATATTTTAAAGTATTCACAACGGTATGGAAAAAAAGATGGTAAGAACAGAAATGACTTGCTAAAGGTGATCCATTATGGTATAATGGCTCTACATAATCACGATACTCAGGAGAAAAATTGAAAATGAAACTTAGTAATGATACACGAGAGGTTCTAAAGAACTTTTCGACCATTAACCAGAATCTTATGGTAAAAAATGGTACTGCGATTGGAACAATGTCTGCGATGAAAAACATCGTTGCAAAGGCAACTGTTCCAGATACTTTCAATAATGAATTTGCAATCTATGACTTGAACGAGTTCTTGTCTGCATTGTCACTATTCAAAGACCCTACACTATCATTTGATGAGAAAAGTGTACGTCTTAATGAAGAAGGTGGTGGAAGCAATCTGACTTATATGTTCAGTGACCCATCTATCGTAACTGCACCAAAGACTGAAATTAGTATGCCCTCTGTTGATGTAGAGTTTACCTTTACACAGGATACGTTTAATCAAATCCTCAAGGCCTCTGCTGTTCTTGGTGTTCCAGATGTGGTTCTTACTGGAACTGCTGGTGGTGATATTAAACTAACTGTTACTGACAGAAAGAATGATACATCAAACGATTTCAGCATTGCAGTTGGTGACAACTCACCTTCAGACTTTACTTACTTCTTTAAGGT